CGAAGCCCACGCCAAGCTCAGGGACTGGCAGCTGTTCGGCGGTGTGTGGCCAGTAGATCCGCACCTACAACAAGAGATGCATTATTCGAGGTGGCAGAATGTCTACCGGGACCGCGGTGGCGTGCTCAAGAGGCTGCTCTTGACATCGACCAAAAAAGAAGGTGTTGGCAAGGAAACCTACCAACACCTATTGCACCGAAGTCCTGACACCCTGGACGCCATGCTGTTGTTCGCCTTCGTGGCCTATATGTACAACGCCCTGGCCACGGCTCCTGAAATGTCGGAAGCCGCGCAGCTGGATGCTAATTCCAAGATCCGTCCAATTGGCAACGCTGACCCAAGAACGCAACGCATGGCACAACAGCGGGCATCTGGTAATAATTGGATGCAACGCTATGCCAACCGAAAGTTAGGTACAAGATGAACGAAGACACCGCGGAACTTCCATTCGAGTTGTCAATGCTTCTGGGCGGTCAAGGCCTTGCCGTATTCCCCGACGATGACTTGCTAGACCAGATTGTCTACGATGACTGCGACGAGCAAACAACGTACTGGGGGTTGGATTGAGCCGCAGAAACGATGAACTCCGGCGGCTGCGCGAAGAACTCAGGCACGCCGATTCGGACGAAGACGAAGACGACATTCGGAATAAGATCCGAAGACTCGAGGGAAGCAATGCCACTGCTGAAGACCGTTCGCACAATCCTGACACGCGTGATTGAATTGATCGACTTGGTGTCGGAGCCACCGAAGCCAAACCCGACAACGCCAACGCCGCCAGTCGTCAACGAAGAGACGTTGGCGCGTGAACGCCAGGCCGCGGAAGCTTTGGTAAAGCAAGGACGCCGCGAGGGCCGCATTCCCAAGCGGTCGCGAAACCTTCGGCCCTATGAGATCCGCCGACAGTTTCTCGATCAGCTTGAGTACATCGAACGTCGTCACGGTACCGACAAGGCCGTGGAGGCTCTTCAGGATTTGGCAACGGCAAAGAACAGGATCAGGCAATGACGTTAGCAGAAGCACTACTCGTAGTTTTAACCGCGATGCCGCGGCACGTGTCAGACAGAGACGAACCCACCGAGCAAAGACTCGTGCGACTTGACACCATTGCCAACAGTATCGAATCGGCTGTCAACGAAGCCACGTGTTTTGATCGCGAAGCGTGCAAGCCCATCTATCACGACCGGTTCGAGTTGGCAGCCACATTGGTCAAGTTGGGCTGGGTTGAGTCTGCGTTTGCGTCACGCATTCACAGGTCCGAATGCCGACGACACGAATGCGACAACGGTAAAGCCGTAGGCATTTGGCAGACGCATCGGCTGCGGGCGTGGAGCGACGAAACATGGGCGGCACTTCATAGTGACGGGCTAGCTGCCACGGTCTTTACCGCTACCCATGTGGCGCGTCTGATTGCTGGTGGGGTTGGCCAGTGCGGTTCACTTGCCGGCAGCCTAGGCAGGTTCAACACGGGCTTTATGTGCGACGCACAGCGCTTTGAATTAATGGCAAAGTCGATACAATCGACGTCCGCAAGGCTTCGTATATTGGTTGCTGATTAGTAATTCCGTTTCGACGTGTTGCCCTGAGCATCGACACAGTTGCGGTAAGTAGATCCGTGCTCGATTGATGTCCAACAGTCCGTCCAAACCGTCTTGGGTTTCACAGACTGGAGTGCTAGTTTGCGTTGCGATTTGATCACATCGCCAACGACATCGTTCTCAATGTCGGCGCGTTGTTTCAGGGTGTCGATTTGCTTCTGCAGATCGGCAAGTTTGGATTCGATGGCGACGAGGTGCAGCGAGTTGGCGGGCGGTTGAATTGGTGCCCGCGTATTAGCGCGATAGAAGCCGTATCCAATCGTCGAGATGGAGTACGCCCACAACATCACTATAAGAACTTTTGTACCGAGATTCATTTAGCACCCGCAATTCTCACCGGCGGTACAACCGGAGATGTCAATGCAATTCCAATAGGGCTTGGCACCAGACGGCGTAATGCAGCAACACATTTGCGCCGGATATTCTTGCGGCAACTCCAAGCCTAGACACGGTGCCGAAGCCGATCCACCAGTGGTATTCTGAGCGCCGCCAGTCGAGACATTGCCACCCGTGGGCGCATTGCCACCGGTTGCCATGCGTCCTCCGGTCTCGTGTGCCGCCGCGCCTCCAGTCGCGTCTGGTCCGTAGTTGTTATTTTCTGGCGAGTCGACAGAGTTCGATCCACCCGTTGCTATCATGGACGATTGCCCGCCGGTCGTGGCAAGTTGTGGATCGGGCGCGGTGTCATCTGTAGTGAAAGCGGGACCGCTACAACCGACCAGTATCCAAACAAGCAACAGACACGGCGTGAACTTGAGTAGGTATGTTTCTAGGGTTTGCATGGATCTTGCCTCTCGTATAGTTCTTGAACGAACGCTTCTGCAATATCTTCATCAACGACTTGGCGACGACTGGACCCGTTGAACTGTACGCTGAAACTAGGGAAACCATGCTCCCAGTCGATGTTGACCGCTGAAACTTTCACCGTTTGCAGAGTGGACATTATCGCATCCTTTCATTGTTGTAAGCTCTAGATAGATCCTCAAGTAGTCGCGCGCATTGTCTTCGAAGGACTTGAGCTTGACGAATGGAAGATGCTGATGACGTTCCCGCGCTAGCCCAGTTATTATGTCCGCCAGCTCTGAACCGTTCCCCCATTCGTACTCGACAACGTTCGGATAGTGCTCGGAGTTAAGTCTCTCGTGAATTGCCGGAACATTTCCAACAAGCGTCGGTATGCCGTAAGATGCGACTTCGTCCACGATCGATCCATAGGTTTCGTTCCGCATTGCCGGCACAACTGCCAAGTCAATGGTTTGCAGCCATGTCCCAAGGGTTCCGGCGTCAAAGGGTCCATGGAATTTTACATGCGACAGTTTTGAGACGTTCACCGAATTGTTGAGCGGTCCCCAAACATTCCATTCAATATCTTGACGGCCATTAAGTTCATAGGCCGCATCGGCGAAAGCCTGGAAACCCTTGCGGTCATTGGCTGCACCGATCCAACCCACGCGCAGCTTGTCGGACTTGTGGTGTAGCGAAACAACCGGTTCGACCTTGACACCGTGCGGGATGACTTCAATGCGGTCGCCGAAAATATCCATGTAGGTTTGCTTGAGGTATTCCGAAGGTGCGTCAACCTTGTCAATGTGTTGCGCCATGGCGCGCGCCGCCGGGAGTCTGCCGTCAAGTCTTCTCAGAATGTCGGATTCGGTGGTTTGTTTGTGGCAGCATAGGCGATCGTTTCCTTGAATGCACTCCAGACACTCGGCATTGCCACTCATGCCGGATTTGTGACACGATCCGCCAATTCTGAGCAGTGAGCACAAATAGAAGTCATCGTGTAGACTCATCACAGTCGCGCAGCCATGCCGCTTGGCAATGGCTGGTAACTCGAACGTACCCCAGCCGCCCAGGTGATGGAAGTGCACAACGTCTGGTTGTAGTCCAGTTAGGACTTCGTCGAACCAGTGCTCGACATTCGCGTTGCTATTGCTCAACGGGAATTCACCAATCCAAACCTCGGTGTCTGTCAGTTGTTGCGCCATGCGCAAACGCAAGACTCCGTTAGTCTCTGTATCGACGTACCCGTCGTCACCAATCGGGAACCGTGTTGGGTATGCAACTGAAAACTCAATTTCGTCGCACAGCTCTTTGACCATTCGTCGCGAGTAGATCTCGAGTCCGCCCCACCCGTCCCAGTTGTGCACGACATATAGGACCTTAACTCTGCGGTGCCCGTCGGCAGGCCTGGCGCGCAGCCTGTCAAAGATCCGCATTTTGTGTGCTCGCAGCGGAGACGTGTTCCACCATTCGCGAACACTTTCGGGATAATGTGGATACCGGTCAAGAATGATCCGTATAGCATTCTTAGAAAGTTTGTCGCGTTGCTCAACCCCATACGTCGCGTGACTTCGGTGCCAGACGTACAGGTCATCACAGGCTAAGACTTTCCAGCCCTTTGCAATTGCTCTGAGGCTCCATTCAGTTTCGTCTCCGTATCCTTTACCGAATGCGTGATCGAACACTCCCAGGTCTTCGATTGCATCTCGACTGAGCAGCATACAAAAGCCGTGCAGCGTTGGCAACTCGGGGTAGCAGTGATCGGATGTTTCGTTGACGATTCGGTCCATATCGTCAACGCCCAGCCATTTAGGCCACTCATTTTCACCAGAATTTGGTACGCTGACAAGCGTCGCATTACTCGACAGTGCGCAGACGCCTGCCGTCTTGGGTCTGGCATACAACGCTCGTTGCATTCGCTCGACCCAGCTCGGCGGAACAATGGTGTCGGTGTTGAGCATCAATACATCGCAATCAGCCCATGCCGTCATGACTTCGTTCATCGTGCGCGGGAAGCCCATGTTCCATTTGTTGCGCGACTGAATCACGCGCTCACGTGGCAACGTCTCAAGATACTCAATGGTCCGCCTGTCGGTGCTGGCATCGTCCACGACCAGTATCGGAACATCTGGATTGGTATTGCGCAGAACCGACTCAAGGCATGGTTTGACGTATTCCAAACCGTTGTGCACAGATAACACGACTAGGCAGGATCTCATGGTGTCAGTCCTTTGAATACGCGAATGTTGTAGTACTTATCGGCATTTATGTCGCCATACTCGGCGCGGTTCTCGTGAATGCTGCGTACGATATCGCCGATTTCGTAGCGCGGTTCAAAGTTCAGGGTGTTGCGCGCCCGCTGGGTTGAAACCTTGTAGTTGCGCAAATCCTGAACGTCTTGGATCTCGACCGCGCACGGAATATCGTAGTCCATTAGCAACGTGTCCTTGACCCTATCGGCAACGTGCCCGACCGTGCAATTCTGTGACGCCACGTTGAACACGCCGCTGACCGAGTAATTGGCTTGCACGGCTCTCAGGTATGCCGCGACACAATCCCGAATGTCCAACACGGGCCGCCATAGCGACGCGTTGCTGACCGTGATCTTGCCATCCGTAACGGCGCATTTGTACATGGTGTTAACGAGCAGATCGAACCGCATCCTTGGCGAGTAGCCGCAGACCGTTCCCTTGCGCAGTGCGATGACCGAAAATGTCGAATCCTGAAGATGCATGACACCGCACTCGCCCTGCAACTTGCTGATCCCGTAGGGAAACGTGCAAGGCGTTGGACTCTGCTCATCATACAACTCGTTGACGGTGTAGCCGTACACCGAGCAAGACGAAGCATAAATGAGACGACGTACGCCAGCGCGCTTGGCCGTGTAGGCGATGTGCGCGGCTAAGGCGCCGTTGTCCACGAAGTTACGCGCTGGGTCGTGTTCTGCCATCGGGTCATTCGACACGCCGGCTAGGTTGATCACTTGGTCGTAGCGTTCCAAGTGATGTTCCTTTAACTGGTGAGCATCGCGTGGCAAGCTCGCCAGCGTAAGGACACTGCCAAACCAACCGATGTCTAATACGTCCACACGATACCCGTGTTCAAGCAATGCCAGAACCAGCACCGAGCCAATGTAGCCCGCGCCTCCAATAACTAGGATTTTCACAGTAGCCCCCTTGCTCTCAGGTAGTCGTCTAGTGCAACTTTCCAGTCTGGCATGTAGTCCATGCCGACGCGTTGTAGGTTTCGATTGATCAAATACGTATTCTCGGGACGCCTGAACGTTGTTTTGATGTAGTTGTTCTCAACGGGTTCGACGTGACACTTGTCGCCGAGCATGTACGCAAGTTGTCTGGCAAATGCAAACCAGCTAACGGGACCCTGGCAGCTCATGTGATACAAGCCGTAGTGTTCGGTCTCGAGTAGCCTGACCATGTTCTCAGCGAGTGGATAGGTCCACGTCGGCGCCGCTATGCGCTGATCGACATAGGCATTGGCACCAGTTTTGGATTTCTCAATGATGGCGTCAACCAGTCCCTTGCCCTTTCCGCGGCACGGCGCCAGGCCGTACAGGTTTTGGACACGGACAACGAAGACCTTAGATTGTGCCGTCGCGTAAATCTCTCCCAACAATTTGGTTTCCCCGTATCGGTTGACCGGATCGGTTTCATCGTCTTCTGTGTAGCCTTCGGGCTTCGTGCCATCAAACACGTAATCGGTGCTGACCGTCATAAACCTTGCACCAACGATCCCGCACAACGTTGCCATGTAACTGACGGCTAGTGAGTTCACTGACAAGGCCGACACCGGGTTGCGTTCACACTCGGCGCAGTCATGCAACGCCGCGCAGTTTACGACTGCATTAGGCTTGACTGCTAGGACGCACTCGCGCAGCTCCTTTAAGTTCTCAATATCGACGCGATTGTGTCGGGGTGCCTCAACTTCGTGTTCACGAAGTTCTAGCGCTCGACAGACATCGGACCCCAGCATGCCGGTCCCACCAAATACCAATACCATCATGGCGTCACCATTGGGTAACGGAAGTTCTCAGACCTAGGATCGTTCTTCCATTGTTCGAGCGTCATGCCGTGGCGGTCCTTGTCGCTGACAATAGAATCACGACGCCGATAACTCGCCCGAATGCAGGCCTCGCAGTCGGGGTTGTATTCTCCGGTGCACAGGTACTCGATGTGCGAATTGTCATTGAAATAATTTCCGTGTGCGAAACCCGGTGGGACCCAAAGCCATTCATCAATATTTCTCCCCCCTGGTGCCATAAGCTGTGAAACTATTTTACCGAACGTCGGTGAGCCCAAGCGAATGTCCATCGTCAGGTCGTCCATTTCTCCGTAGATAATTCGCACAAGCTTTCCCATGTAAGGGTTCCATTGGAAGTGCAGGCCACGCAGCACGCCAGCGCGCGAGTAGCTTTCGTTCATCTGAACGATCGGCGCACCGATGACTTCCTGCAATTGGCTCTGCCGGTAGGGCTCGGTGAAAAATCCGCGTTCGTCTTCGAAGCGCGCAAACCTTATGAGCTTGACGTCCGGGATGGCGAGCGGCGTGACGTCTAGAATTTTCATGACTTCGTCTTGCCTTGCGACTGCGATCGGGTTTGCGGGATTGTGGGGTAACCGAGTTCGCGGCACTTCATTTCGATCTTAACGAACGCGATCGATCGCGGACTGAGTTCGCCTTGCGCGTATCGCCGAACCGTGCGCTTGTCGCAGGGTACTGTGGTTGAAATGATTTTCTGCTCGCCGGGTCCTAGTCGTTGTGTGCTCATTGTGTTCGCCTCATGTCTCCAATATGTAATATTTGGAGCGGTTGGTCAATCTTTTGTTGACCGTTTAGGGGAATTGGCCCACAGGTTGGGTAACCGATGCCCAATGCTGGCTTTCTTGCGCGAGCAGGTGAGCTTCTAGGATTCAGCAAATTCTGGAGGAAAAATGGGCCGTTGCCGGGGCTACCCCTTGACAGCGGCATTGTTGACGCCGTCCGGATGGCACTTGGAGGCCAGCTGCAGCGTCCGCCGATAACGCAAACCGAATGGCTGCTAGAGGACGTAGACATCGCAACCCGCATGGCTGACATCGGCGACATGCAACGTGCAGCAGGACTGGCGCGCGCAATGAAGCGCGACCTGTTGATTCACGGCTTGCTGCGCACGAAGTCGGGCGGCGTCACGCGACTCAAAAAAGAGTGGTTTGGTTCCGAGCGCGTTCGCGAAGACTTGACCGAGACCGACCACGGCATTCCACGATTTGACTTGCTCGCGCCTCCGCAACAGCTGCGCAAGATGGCCGAAGACTTCGATCTGTTGGGTGTAGCGGTTGGCGAACTCGTGCCTGTTGAGGGGCGAGACTATCCAATACTCGAACGCAAGGAACCAGAGAACCTCTATTACTTGTGGCCGTGGAATCTTTGGGTGTTTCGATCGACCGCCGGCATCTTGCCGATCATTCCTGGCGATGGGCGTTGGGTGTTCGAGACCGCCGGTGGACTCTCACCATGGCAGGACGGCTTGTGCTGGTCGGTTGGGCGCAGCTGGGTCCGCAAGGATTCGGCGCAACACCTGTTTGACAACTGGATGTTCACGCTCGCCAATCCCGCGCGTGTTGGTTACGCCCCGCAAGGCGCGACGCCGACGCAGCGCCAGAATTTCTTTGAGTCGTTGGCTATGTGGGGCATCAATTCGGTGTTCGAGTTGATCCCGGGTTGGGAAGCCAAGATCCTTGAAACCAATGGGCGCGGATGGGAAGGCTTCGAGTCCGCGATCAAGTTGGCGAGCGAAGAGATCATCATTGGATTGGCGGGGCAGTTGCAGTCCATTACCGGTGGTTCGGGATTTAGTTCCGAAGACATGCCGATGAACATTCGGACAGACTTGCTCGAAGAAACCGCGGTCCCGCTGGCGCACACCGTCAACACTCAGATCTTGCCGATCTACACGTACAACCGATTCCCCGAAGAGTTCGACGAATGCCCGGGGTATCTGTACAAAGTCGAGCAGCCACAAGACTTGTCAAAGGAAGCCAGCGTCTACACGGCAATAGGAGCGGGCATCCAACAACTACAGGATGCGGCGGCTCGCAGCGGGTACGACATTGACGTTGCTGCCGTCTTCGGACGTTACGGGCTCACGCTGATCAAGCGTCCAGAGCAAGGCCGATCGGTTCAGCTTGGCATGGCTCCAACTGACGTCGCCAAGGTAGTCACCGTTGACGAAGCCCGCATGTCACAAGGGTTGGGACCGATTGGCGACGAACGCGGTAAGATGACGATACAGGAGCTGACCGACTCGCTCAAGGCTCCTGAAAGCCTGCCGCAGTTGCCCGCCGCGAATGCGCGATACAAGGGCGGCCCGTTCCGTTCGGCGCGCGCCAATGCGTACACGCAAAACGACGTCGAGATCCCAAAGGAACGATTCGCGGCATACGAGATCCAAGCCCAGCATGCCGAGCAAACCAAGAAACCAAAGGCCAAGGCTCCGCGGCGTTCAAGGGCAAAGATTGAAGCCCGTGCAGTTCAGACTACACTGAAGCATCAGCATGACTTCAAAGCCACGCATGCCGGACAGATTTTGGCCATTACTGACTCGGGGCTCAATGCTCAATACGCCCCTGCTGATGCGCTCAACGTCGAACCCGTCGGTGACATTGCACTGATTTCGATCCAGGGTCCGCTTGAGCACCACGGCTGCGCATGTGAATGGTGTCAGCAACCGCCCTTCCATACCTACGACTTGATTCTGGATACCGCGCGCCAGGCGTTCGATGGCGAAGCCAAGGTCGTGCTTGTGCGTTGCACGAGTCCCGGCGGCGAAGTTGCGGGGTGCTTCGAGGCCTCGCGCGAGTTACGCCGCATGGCAGACGCTACTGGCAAGCCCTTGGTTTGGTTCGTTGACGGCGAGACGTCGTCGGCGGCGTGGGCATTGGCGATGGCAGCTGATTTGGTGTTGGTACCCCAGGAAGCCAGCGGTGCGTCGATTGGTGTGTACTTTGAGGCAAAGAGCGAAAAACGCGCGTATGAAGCCGCGGGCATCGACGTTGAGTTGATTCGGTCTGGCGAGCACAAGGCCGATGGTCACCCGTTCCTTGAGCTTACCGACGAAGCCCGCGAAGAGTTACAGCGCCGCGTTGATGAGCAGTCGGAAATTTTCTTCGCGTTGGTTGCCGAGCGGCGCAAGCTCGACATCGAAAAGGTTCGAGAGTTCAGGGGCCGTGTGTATCTCGGCGCTGATCTCGTGAGGTTAGGGTTGGCCGACAAGGTTTGCGACTACTCGCAGGCTTTGGAGGTTGCGACCATATTGGCCGCGTCGAGCGGCGAAGAAAGTGAGACACCATGAGTGCATTAAAGAAAATGCTGCTCGACGAAGCAGCGGGCGATGGCGAAGAGGCTGCACGCGCAAAGCGCGCATTTGACGCCTACATGGAAGACAAAGCGCCGGAAGAGAAACCCAACGGCGAGCCTAGGCCAAAGAAGGATGAAGAGGAACAATCCGAAGACGGCGGCGAGACCGAAGCCGAAGCCGAAGGCGAAACCGAGGGCGAAGACGGCGGCGAGACCGAAGCCGAAGACAAGACCGACGACAAGGCAGCGGCCAATGGAAGTGCCAAGGCTGATGACGGCAGCGAAGATGCCAAGCGCGCCGACGAGTCGGAAACCGACGCCAAGAAAGCCAAAGCCAAGGCCAAGGCCCTGCGTGCCCAGTCCGCGGCGGCGCGTGACGATGCCCTGATGCTGGCGTGCAACGGCAAGGCCAAAGATGCCGCGCGCAAGCTCTCGCAGTGCAAGTCATTGGACGCCCAGGCGTCGCGCTACGAGCTACATGCTCGCCAGCAAACCGTCAATGCTGCCAATGCGCGATCGATTGCCGGACTGAAGAAACAAGTTGCAACAACCGCCAAGGCAACCAAAGTCAAGGCCAAGGCGCCCAAGGCTCCTGAAGCCCTGACGCCAATCCTGCCCGGTCGCGCGCTTGGTGTACGTGGTGAGCAGCAACAAAACGCATTTGCGTTGACGCCTGAAGAAATTCAGGGCCTCAAGATGATCCCACGGCACAACCTTGAGAAGGCCGGGATCATTCCTGCGGCATCGTCGGTCCCGCTTCTGCAGTTTGCAGACGGCCGCATTGGTGTTGGACTCGTGAATTCTGAGCAGGCAACGGAAGTGCAGAAGCTTCTCGCGTCCACATACGGAAAGCTGGTGAGCTAACATGACTGCTGAACGCGTTAGGGATACTGCCCACTGGGACAACATCACGATCCCGCTGGCAACCGGCGGAACCGCTACACGCGGCAACGCGGTGGGGGCTGTTTACGGTACCCATACGGCAACCGAGATCACGAGCACAGCAATCGCTGTGCCGATGATTCCACTCGGCATGCCGCTTGAAGACCGTATTCAGGCCAACGGCGACGTTGACGTCAATGTTGAGTTGTTTCAAGGCGTTGACCTTGAATACTTCGACAACGACAACGTCACGCTAGCGAGTAACTTTCTACAGAAAGTCTACTTCAAAGATGCGCACACGGTGTCAACTACCAACCACTCGAGTTCGAACTACTACGCAGTAGCCGGGATCGTTTGGGACGTTGACTCGGTCAAGGGCGTTGGTATTCAAAGGATTGGCATCTCGGTGGCATCGCTGCTGAGCTAAGGAGAAATGAATCATGGGACAACTTGACCCACAGCTGTTACTGTATGCCGGTCTTCGGACGCTTGTTCAGCCGACGTACCTCAATGAGTACGTGCGCGCCGCGCAGAACCTGAAGTACCAACGGTTCGCCAAAGTCATGCCGGCGACGGCACTCGAGATGCATTTTCCTACTTTGATCGAAGATGCAAAGATCGAAGACGTTGGCGAAAACGGCGGCGAAGTCCAGGGTCGCGAACAGGCGATCGGGGACTTCATCTTCCGTCAGCACGTGTACAAGTCCCTTGGGCGCTGGAATGAATTCCAGTTCAAGGACTTGTCGCGTAGCGGCAACGTCGGCGGCGAAGGTATCGACCTGATGCAGCAACACATCAAGAACCACTCGGCGGCCGCCGCATACCTGCCGCAGAAGCTCTTGATCAACACGTTGCGAAACGGAACCGCTAGTTCGATGACGACCGAGAACGGCAACACGATCAATTTGCTGCAAGCGAATTGGGACAACCTGCCACTATTCAGCGCGTCGCACTTGGTGCATCCAAAGAAGTCGGCGATCGGAACCTTCAGTAACTACTGGTCTTACACGTCAGGTGGCACTTGGTATCCGCTTGGCGGCCCATTTGGCGGCACAGATGGCGCGTACTCGGCGGGCAACTACATCACGCCAATTCAAGCGCTCCAAAATCTGTATTACATCATTGCACAGATTATGGGGATCAAGATGTCCGACGGCGTGACGCCCCGCTACCTGCGGCCCACCACGTTGATTTGCGGACCGAGCCTCATGGAGAACGTAACGCTCATTACGGGCGCCAAGTTCTTGGCAGGCGCGGCGAGTTCGTCAATCGGTGGCACCACGGACGTTACGGCGGCCATCACCCGACTTGGTCAAAAGGAGCCGGTCATCCTCGAAGAGTTGGCCTATTCAAGCCAGTTGACTGCCAATGAGAACTGGGACTGGTACCTGCTTTGTGAGGAAGACAACAAGCAGTCGGAAATCGGCTGTCTTAATATCGGCGTGTCGGAGCCGTGGAACATGAAACTGTTTACGCCCGACATGATGCTCGAATTGGCAAAGAGCAATCGCTTGGAGATGATCGGGCAGTCGCGCATGTTCGTTGGAGTCGGCGCGCCTCACTACATCTTCAAGAACGAAGCCCCCCGCTCTGGCGTCCAGTACTGGTGAGCCATGGCGGGTTATCTCGGGTCCTGGAAAGCCTTCTGTCTTCGCTCGGCATTCAACGAGCAGATGGCAGAAGAGCTTGAGTCCAAACGACCGGGGCACATCGCGGCGCTCGACGAGATGTGCTCTAGGTTCGTGGACGCGAGATTACGCAAGCGCGTGAGTTATGCAGGTCCGCCATATGCTATTCCGTTCTCCGACCCCCCTGAGATCGTGAAGCAGTGGGTGGCGGATCTGCTGACTCCTCGTGCATTTGATTCGCTTGGCCGCCGGCCTTCGGACGAAATCCAAGCCAGCATCGTCGAGCGCGAAAAGCTTGCCCGGTCGGATCTCGAGGAGGCTGCTGACTCGCAGATGAACAAGTTTGATCTGCCCTTATCCCCAACCGACAACGACACCGCGTTCACCCAACCCGCGCCTCTCATGGCGGCGCAACAAAGCCCATTCACCGCCAAACATCTGCAATACGACCGCGTCAAGGGAAATCGCCGTTATGGATGACAACGCCGCCGGATACGCCGCTCTTGACGACCTCTTGGAAAAGATGCGTCGAGTTGAGGATATCGAGCAATCCGACACCGAGGCTTGCGCGGACGCGTTGCGCGCGAAGACGGCGAGCAACATCGCGGCACAGATCGATCCCTATGGTCACGCATGGCCACCCACAAAGGACGGCTACCCGGCGCTCGTAAACGCGATGAACGCGATCAAGATCGTGGCCGAGAAGACCACGATCAAATTCTCTGTCGATGGCCCAGAGGCGCGGCATCACATCGGCAATGCGAGGGGTTACCACGGCGGGTCGTACAAGCAAGTTGGCAAGCACGCCCAGGCCTGGCAGGCTGCCAAGGTAGCGGCTGGCGTGCCGATGGTTAACACCGGCTACCGCCGCGCATTGATTCCATTCTCGCAACTTCCGGGCCCTTTCAAGGCCATCATTCGCAAGGTCCTAATAGAGCGATTCAATCGCATCTTTAAGGAGGCTGCGTAATGGGCGTGGTCTTCGCTTTCGAATCGCTATTTGCCGAATGCAAAAAGCAGATCGAATCGAGCACTAGCGCTCGCGTTGTTGTCGAAATGGGTAAGTCTCGCGTGCCGGCGCAACTCAACTATGGCCTGTTGGGTCGCGTGCTCTTCGTTCCTGGTAATGTCGATGGCGACCTGGGCCAGATTGGCGATTCTGAACAGTGGCCCTTGCCAGCCCAGGGACTTTCTCAGCTTGACGAAGTCTTTACCGTGTTTGTCTACGGACATGATCCTCAATCGCAGATCCAGGGCGATTTTGCTCATTTCCACGTATTCAAAGTGATCTTGCACGAAGCGTTGCGCCAGCTGCACAACGCAACCCACCACCACCCGGCCATTACTTCGCCGATCAAGTACGGGCGGGCCAGGCTACTCAAGCCCATGGAGACCAGTATTTTGGGCTACGAGTGCATGATACCTTGCCAGACACAACAACCCATCATTGACGCGTTCGACGGCCAGTTGACTATCGATCGCGTTCACCCGCAAATGATTTTGACCGACACCGTTCAATCTGGGTCCGACACAGATCCGGAAGTATCGATCACGCAACCCGAGGCATAAAATGCGCAACCAAGTTATTGCCAACGCAATCTATTCAAACGACGCGGCATTCGCCCAGGGCGGTGTGCCTTTTGTCCCGATGGTCGGACCCGCTGACGACGGACCGCTCAACACGCCAACGCCATTGACGCAACCGTCGCAGGCTTCGTCGGTTTTCAAGGGCGGGCCCTTGGCTTCGTGGGCCGCAATTGCGATCAAGTACTTTGGCTTGCCAGTGCTCGCAGTGCGCGCGGCCGCAACAGCCGCTAGCTCATTTGGGACCCCTGGGCGTACGAGTAACCACGGAACATCGGCAGTCACCGTGGACGCCGGCAGTGGCACAGATCTAAACGTTACCGTGTGCGTCGCTATCATTACGGGCTGCACGATTGGGGTTTCGGGCGGTCAGTATGCGGTGTCAACCGACGGCGGACAAACCTACGGAACAACCACGGCGCTAAGTACGGCAACGTCGATTGCCATAACCCTTGGAACCAAAACACTCACTTTGGACTTTGGTTCCGGAACTCTGGTGGCTTCCGAAATCATAACCGTGGTGTGCAGTTTCATCGCGCAGGGTAGCGAGGGAACTCTCAACACTACGCTATACCCCGGAACCGGTGGCACGGGTTCGGCGAGTCTTGATAATACGTACTATCCCGACAACGACTATGACGTCATAATTAAGTTCAATACTGGCGGTGCTCTAGGGACTGCTGGCATCACGTACCAGTATTCGACGAGCAAAGGCGGGCTAGGCGGCACGCCAACGACGAGTCCAAGTGACTGGTCGCCCATCATGAACCTTGGAACCGCACTCTACATTGTAGTGCCGGGAACCGGTACAGGCACGGGCACTAGTGGCGCCAAGGTTATTCTCGGGACGTCCGCCGAAACCATCATAACGGGTGCGCAATTGTCGTTCCGCTGTTACGCGCCGTCGTACAATCAGAACAGTGTATCGTTGGCACTTACGGCGCTGTTTCAGAACAAAACCAACTGGGGCCGACGCGTTATCATGTGCGGGCAATTCCAGTCGGGCGATGCCGGTATGGCACAAGCCATTGATGCGATTTTCGCCAGCTACTACAAAACTGGTATCAATCAAGAGAAGTCTTGGATCGGCTCTTTCCGAATGCAGAACGATGGTGAAAGCTCCGCGGCTCATGCGACCGCTGGACAGACATTCCAAGGGCTCGTTGGGCAGATGTTCTTCGGTTCGATCGGTTTCGGCGATTGCAAGATCATTAGCGCCATCACAGGGTTCTTGCACAAGCGCCCGTTCGCATTGCTGGCCGCGCTCGACATGGCAACGGTAAGCGAAGAGATCGACACCGCTCGCACCGACCGCCCCGGTTTGCCCTGCATCCTCGCAGACGTCAACGGTAACCCCGACTGCTACGATGCTTCGCTAGATAATGGAGCTATGGACGACTACGGGTTCATAACGGCCACGACGCAGCCAGAGGGAATTTACGTAAACAACCCGCGCATGTTCGTGCTCTGGCAACAGGTTGCAACTAGCATGACGTTCGTTATGATGCGCGACCTGCTGAACAAGCATACCAACATTGCGCGCGCGTACTTCCGTAAGCAGTTGGCAATTGGAATCGACAAGGACACCAAGACCGGCTATATCCTCGAGTCCGAAGCGCGCAGGCTTGAACAAACTGTCAACGATTTGATCAATGACGTGATGGGCAAACAAGTCTCTGGTCAGCGCGTTACTGTGTCGCGTACCGACAACCTTAACAACCTACCCGTGACAATGAATGTGTCGGGAAAGCTCGTTACACTTGCCTACCTGCAAACAATCGAATGGACGGATCAAATCGTCTCGAGTCTATGAAAGGTGAACCATGGCAAACGGAATTGACCTGCCCATTTTGAATCAAGACTTAGTTTCCTGGCCGCACGCGCGTTGGATCGTTAGCCTTCCCGATTTCGGCGGCGTTGGCGGCCGCTTCTATGGCATCCATTCATTCGACATGGGTGCGCAAAAGCGCGAGCGTACCGCCGAGTATGGTCAGCTGAGATCGGGCGCTCCGCTTGGTTTCAGTGCCGGCCAGTATGAAAACCCGAAGCCAAAGATCGGATGGCACGCGCACTCTTACCTGAGCGAACCGCTGAATGGCACACCAGGCAATCAGGGTATTCAACAGTGGAAGAGTTTCCTCGCGTTCCTCTCGCAGTATGCCGACGTTGGCCCAAGTCGCCTCCGAAGCATCGGCGATATTCGGATGAACTGGCAGCTGTTCATTGATGATGGTGGCATTCAGGCTGTGCTCAACTATTACACCGTGTACTTGGTCGGCGACGGTGGCACGTGGGAAAAGGGCGCCGACGGCCTGAAGTGCGAGACAGAATTTACCGCGTTGCGCATGAATATCTCGGGCGCGACGCTGTACGACAGCACCGAGGAGTAACGACAATGACCGAAAAAAGCACTGAGAAAAGCAAGATCGAACTCATCCGCGAACGTCGAGCTGCCAAGCTCAAGGACTTGGCCGACGGAGCCAACCGGCAACGCGAGCTGAACGAGGAGAAACTAGGCGAGATCGAAGAGCAAACCGGCAAGACACTAGGCCACGATCTGGGCGTTGTGTGGTTGCCGACTGGCAATATGATCGTTGTCCAGCAACTTGAACCGCTCAGATACGAGAAGTATGGACGCAAAATCAATGTTGCTGTGGTCAACAACTTGGCGATCGATCCACAGGATATCGACGGCGTGCTCAAGTCTCCAACGTTGGTTTATCCGACGGGTGCCGAACTTGAGAATTGGTTATCCGATCCGGGTTGCAAGGATGCCAAGGAAGCCGCCGCGGCTGTCGCGGTCAACATTAGCGGGCGCTCGGGCGCAGATTTCGAGGGAAAATAATAGAGGCCAGGGATGCAGCACACCGAGACCCTGGTCTGGCTGGACGGTATCTCATGGCATTATTTCCAGAAGCATCCAACACCGAAGAGTTCACGAATCAACGGGTAGCGTCATTGCTGCTCGCTGACTTCGTGACTACAGGGTTGGGTTCGCTTTTGAAAATAGAGGCCATGTTGCGCGCGCTCGGAGGCTTCCGTGGCTGACGCAACCTGGGAACTAGATCTATCGCTCAAGGGCGCGGAGTCCTACGAGGCTGCGCGTCAAAGAGCCACAACTCTGGCCGAGTCGCACCGGAAGCTTACCGAGCAAGTCCAGGTCACGCAAAAGGTATTGACGGCTCTCAAACAAGCGGGCCTCAAGAGTTCCGAACAATACGAGGCGCTGAACAAAAAGCAGAAGGCCTTTAAGAAAGAGATGGGCCTAAATGTCTTGTCGGCGACCCAAATGAAGGGCGGACTTGGTAAGCTTTTCAAGTCACAAAAGGAACTCGGGCAAGCCACGCGCGAATCGCACAAGTTCATCGGTGACTTGTCGAGCGGCATGCGGATGGCAGGCGGTCCGTTTGCGTCGCTACACCAGCATTGCGGATCGCTGACGATGTCACTTGGCAAGGCCGGGGTTGCTGGTGCCGCCATCATTGCGCTGGCGGCCGTTATTGCACTCGATTACGGGATGGCCAAGTCAGCTGTTAGTCTTGCGCGTTATGCCGTCACGGCTGCCGATGCCTATCGTTCGGAACGTCTCGAACTCGAAGGCTTGACTCATGCCTATCGGTTCATGTGGGGCATGGCGCTCAGGCCCGGCAGTGCAACGCAACTGCAGGCTGATATCAACGCGGTCTCGCAGAATGTCGCGATCGGCCGTGACAAGGTTCTGCAGTACTCGCGTGAGATCTATCAGATGGGCCTGCGGGGAGCGACGGCCAGCTACGCGCTCAAGGCCATGGCGGAAGCCGGAAGCGCGGCGGGTGAAGGCCAGGCGCAACTGGTCAAGAACATGGCGTTGTTTGCGCTGTACTCGGGCCAGAGTGGCGCGCAGATGTACGCCAAGGTGCATGCACGGTTTGGCAAAATTGTCGAGCAGCAGATGCTTTCGCTCGACGTCCAGAGTCGAAAGCTCAAAGAGAACCTGAACGCACTTTTCCGTGGTCTGAAAATCGACCCTTTGCTCAAGGGCATGCACGAAGTCCTGAGCGTGTTCGATCAGGGCACCGTAACGTTCAATGCGTGGCGCGGTATCTTGGGGCGCATGTTCGACTCGCTGTTTTCGAATGCGCCCAAGGCCGGCAGCACGGTGAAGATTTTCCTTCAGGAAATCACGCTGTATGCGCTCAAGGCCGAGGGTGCGTTTATCAAAATGGGTGGGTTCCGTAAGTACTTCAAAAACCTTGGCGATGGCGGATCTGTATTGGCGGGGCTTGCCCAGGCAGCCGCGGCACTCGCAACCGGCATGCTGATGTCGGTCAGTGCAGCGTTGAAGTTAGTCAAAGCCTTCCAATATCTGGGCGCCACGTACCAGTCGATCAACTATCTGAACAAGAGTGTGGATGAAGCCAAGAGTCCAAAGCAATTGATCTCGGCTTACAAGAGTTCGTACCAATTCATGAAAGACAAGTTCAAGGAAGTCGATGACCCCAAGAGCTTTGTCAACACGGGACTTAGTGCAATCAACGGAATGATCGAAGGCATCCACCAGGCAACACCCGCCCTTGTCGCCGCTGCCAAGGATGCTGCCCAGCAAGCCGACAAGGCCGCCAAGGATGCAATCCAAGCGCACTCGCCGTCACGCCGGGCCATGGTGACGGGGCGCGACTGGACACTAGGTTACGCGCTTGGCATTCGCGCAAATGCACCAGCGGTACGCGCCGCTGCTGTCATGACCGCGAGAGTGCCTCAAGTCCAGGCCGCACAAGTCGGAAGGCCCACGGCCAATGTTTCGCGTTCGATGTCATTTGGCGACATGCACTTTCCACAAGCCGCCCAGAATGCGCCCGGAACCGTGACGATTCCATTGCATGCGTTGCAGAACCAAATCGGCATCATTCTCGAGAATGTCGCCATACAAGCGGGGGCGTTCTGATGGCATTCAGCGACGCAAGCTACCCGAGCAACCTACCGGTCTACAACTACCAGCCGCGCCCGTCTGGTCGCAATAACGGCTGGTCGCCGCACCGCAACCCAATCAGCAAATTCATGTTGTGTAGCGTATGGTCACCCGGGATTTGCTTGGGACCGCAAGGCGCCGGCATTGAGCGCGCGCTCGACGACCGTCGCGGATACGGCATGGACTGGTCGATCGTGGTGTTCACGGGTCGCCTGCTCGGTGAGTTCACGATGCCGATTATTCTGCTGACTGACGAAGACTGGCAGGACTGGCAAGTGTTTCGCGAGTTGATCCACGACGTGCCGCGTCGATTCTCGCCTGTCAGTGCTTCCGGCGGTGGCTATGCGCCTGGCAAGTCGATGTCAATTTGGCACCCGCAATTGATGCCGCTTGGTATTACCCAAGTCGTGACGAAGTTTGAGCCGCAAGAGGACATTGAAGAAAAGATGCGGACGGTCATACCTCTGAAGTTCAAGCACATCATGCCGCTGCCGCGTGCGGCCTACACGAAGCCCGAAGCCGATCAGCAAAAGCCACCGATGTCACCGCTCGAAAAGGCGATTGACGATCAAGAAAAGGCCAATGCATTGGCGTCGGGTCAACAAGTCAACGAGGCGGCGGGACTATGACGGACGACCTGTTTGCAATGATCGGCCAAGCGCGGTGCCAGAAACTCTGGCTCGACGTGCCGTGGACGGGTCCATGGGTTGTGCGCGCCATCCTCGATGACCTCGACGCTACAGTCACGGGTCAAGTCACCATTACGTTGGGCACGCTCAAGCTCGTCGGCACCGTTGATCCACAGGCGTCTGGTGTGTTCGCCGAGCAACGGTCGGTCAGCATCGTGGCCGGAGCTGGCGGGTGGGGCACGGAACTACCCCCCAAGTGGTATCAGCAGCCGTCAGGCCTGAACCCCTTGACGATCGCCCAGGACGCGGCCCGCGAGTGTGGCGAGCAATTGGGCTCGACCGACTTCGGCGCAAGTTCGATGACGCCCTATGAGATGCGTCCGCCGGGGCCCGCCAGTAACGTCTTGGAGCATCTGCTGGAGGCTTCGGGCGGCTCGTGGTGGGTAGATCAATCGGGTCTGACGAACTGCGGGCAGCGCCCGATTCTGACGCCGCAAACCGGTACCTACTCGGTTCTCGCCTATAGCCCCATGAACCGCTGGGCACGCATCCAGGCCTTAGATCCTGCCGCGTTGTGGGTTGGTTCTGTACTGACCGACAGGTTCAAAAATCCGAAGACGATCCGCTCGATGGTGCTTGAACTGGAGTCCGGCAAGCTCACGATGTACGCATGGGTCGGCGAAGACGGATCGACTCGAATTGGTCACGCGCTCGACGCCTTGATCACCAAGTACCTGAGCAAACGACTTTTGGGCAAGTACCTCTATCGCGTGTTCGCGATGGACGGCAACAAAGTAAATCTCCAGGCGGCGCGCTCGACCGGTTCTCTCAGTGCTCCGCTATCGGACGCGCTGCCTGTGACACTCAACATGGGATTGCCAGGGTGTTGGTCAAAGCTGACCCCGGGCAGTCTCGTTTGGGTCGAGTTCGGACAGGGCGGCGATCCGAATTACCCAATCGTGACCGCGCCCGGTGACAAGGACTCGCCCAACTTCATGCCGCAGTCTCTCGATATTTGCGTCGGCAACGGCGAGACGGGCAAGCCAATTGCTGGACTGGGGGATGCGGTGGACGTCATTGGTGGCACCGCTACGCTAACCGGTAGCATTGACGGTGTTGGTTTATTTACAGCAGAGGCCGTGTTCACGACTCCGCTAGTTGCCATCATTTCAACCGGGTCGAACAGGGCCAACGTGGGGGCGGGATGAGCGGAACCCTGACGGTATTCGGTGAGATGACAATCGGCGCGGTTGTCCCCTATTTTGGCGCCGCTGTCGCTGCTATGGTGGGAGACCTGCAGACAAGGCTAGCCGGAGCGGTCAAGTTAAAAGCCGCGCTCACCGTTACCCCGCCGACGTTGTTAGCGAAAATTGCACTCTGCGAGCAATTGCTAGTTGTTCTTCGGGCGTCGTTGTCACTGGGGCTACCTGGCGTTAACTTCCAAATTACGGCTGTCGGGACTCTGATTGCACAACTTGAAGCCGAGCTCACGGCGCTGATTGGGATCGGCAACTTCTTTGCAACCGGTGGTGTGTTGGCCGCCGCTTACTCAGGCGACACCAAAAGCATGGGGCCAACCATTACGGCACAATTAGGCGGCGGAATACTTGGAGGCCAGTCAATAGACCAGTGCTATGCCGTCATTCTGGCGGCCCGAGCTGGCGCGTCAATCCAGGCCTTGCAGGGGGTGTTCATCCATGCCTGATCCCAGCGTTCAACTGCTTGCCGACATCGACACCATGACGGCTGCGTTTGTCGCCAGTATCGTGGACGGCGCTACGGAACCAGATGGTGTGGCGCTTTCGCTTGGCGGCGGACCCGTTGCCAATGATCCAAAGGCGTTGGGGTACGGAACCGATCTATCGTGTGCGTTCACTGGCGATGGCACGGGTGACATTGACATTGACGACAATGCCAGCGAGATCGATCCGAACTCACCACTAGCAGTTGAACAGGCCGCAATTCGGTTTTTCTCAACTCCCAACGGTCAGTTGCTTGGCGATGGCAGCCCGGAAGCCCAAGCGGATCTCGTTGCCGTCGGTGAAGATCCAACCTACGGCTACAACCTTTTGCAGCTGTTGTCGATAGGAATGGACGCTCGAGAATACCAGGCGCACACCGATTTAGCAGCGGCCGCATTCATGCAATCGGACGACCGTGTCAAGACTTGCACAATCACCTTGCAGGAATTCGAAGGCGGCAAGGCAAAGATTTTCTTCCGCGGTGAGCTATACTCGGGCATTGCCTATAAGGGCGTGATGCCGCTGACTTCCGACACTATTCCAAAGGCCCTGTCAACATGAACGACAACACCTTGACCATAGACCAGTTGATCACAGGCCTGACGCCACTACAGGTCAAGGGGAAGATCTATCAGATACTAGCCGAGCTTGGGGTATCGACAACCAACTGGAAACCCGGAGCAGTTGTTCGTCTCATCATATCGGCGGTGTCGATCATACTTTCGAAGTTCAGTCTATTGATTGCATTGATTGCACGTTCGGCATTTCTGAACACCAGTGTATCGAATTGGCTAACTCTTGTCGCCTATTACTACTTTGGAACACCTCGCAACCCGGCGACGGCCGCCAGTGGTCCCGTCATCGTGACGAACTCAGGAGGCGGTACGTTTGATTATGCGGTTGGCGCGCTCGTGATTGCCAACGACTTGACGGGCAAGACATACCGCAATCAGCAAGAGGTAGTGTTGGGTGTCGGATATCCTACCCCTGTCAGCACTACCGTGACGTTTGCGGCGGACGAACTGGGCACGGCTTCGAATGCAATTCCTGGTCAAATCACCACGGTAGTCACGGCCGCCAACGGGCTATCGGTTGTCAACACCTACGCGCTCGTAGCCAATGACGTCGAGACCGACGCGGCGTTGATAACGCGTGCCCAGCTCAAGCCCCAGAGCCTTTCGCCTGACGGCCCCAGTGGTGCGTATTACTATTTTGCGCTTACGGCCACGCGCCAGGACGGGACAGCGGTTGGCGTCAATCGTTGCACCGTATATCCGTACTCAACCACGGGACAGGCAAACGTTATCGTGGCATCCCCTGCGGGCAGTGTCCCGGGTACCGTGGACGATCCAACCACGGATCTTGGTGCCGTGTTCGCATCACTCGTCAAGAACGCGTTACCAGAAGCCGTGACGTTGGGCTTAACTACGGCCACGACTGTCAATGTGGATGTGTCTTTCTGGGCGTACTTTGACCCGAATACGATCGTGCCACCGAGTGTTCAGCAAGCCATTGCATCGGCCGCGGTCCTGGCGTGGTTTGGTAGTCAGCAAATGCCAATCGGAGGCTTTACAATTCCGAACGTTATAGCCAATACAATTCCGCGCGATACCTTGCGTGACATTATTTCAGACGCATTCGTTGTCGCCAACTATCCGCGCCCGTTGCTTGTCAAGATCTACACGCCAGCAACGGACGTCTATTTGACTACCGACCAAGTCCCGGAACCCGGAAACATCGTAGCCCAGGCCGCCTAATGCTATTCACCCATCGCAACGCCGTTTACAACATGCTGCCCCCGTGGGCGCGTGGGTGGAATTTGTTCCGCCTGATTTACGCGTTTGTGCTGATCGTGGACATGCTGGGTGACGCGCTACTGGCTGCAATCAACATCAGATTTCCCGGACGCTACTCCAATGAGAGCCTGCCGCGCATTGGTTCCGATCGGCGTATGTGGCAGGGACCCAATGAAAGCGCCGATTCATTCGCGGCGCGGCTGTCTACATGGTGGGACGTCGCCAAGCATTCAGGCACGTTCTTGACGATGGCGCAGCAGATCGCGGCGTACTTTCTACCCGATGTGGCGCGCATTGAGATTGTGTCCAACAACGGCACTCGATACACGCTTGGCACTGACGGATCGTGGACGATTGATCAGACGTCGTGGAATTGGGACAGGGACTACGCTCAGTGGTCTAGATTTTGGGTATTGATTGACAACGGTGACGTGGGCGCCATGGGGACTGGGCAAACTGTCAAGCCCACGTTTGAGTTGCCCCTTGAAATGCCGATTGAACTCGGCGGTTCGTCTTCGGGAGACGTCAGTGTAGCACAGCCCAATCCATGGAAAGCACAGCCGGGTTCGCGATTCGTTGGCTCGGACGTGCCGTACCTAAATTATGCAACTAGTCCAACGCCTGATTCGACAGAGATCCGCCGACGAATGGAAGCCTACCGAGATCCGCACACGTGTTGTATGGGGATCATTCTGCTACTCAACCACGACGCGTTTTGGGCATCGCCTCCAAACGGCACGTGGAAGCATTGGGTCAACCGAAACAAAGTAACGGCTCGTTACTGGATGGGAACCGCAACATGAGTGAAGTCTACAACCCATCACCGATAAAACTCACGTCGGTGCAACTGCTCACCGACGACGATCCGCAAGAGGCAGCGTCGTACAACCCAGCCTTACAATCTCTGGCAGACGGAATTGAATTTCTGAACACCATTGGAGATCGATACTCTCGATTTGCCAGTAGCGGATCGACTTACACTATTGGAGCGGCGACATTCTCCGGAGCGATTGTCATGCCCGGGAGTTCCGGCGGCGGAATTATTGTTTTATCGCGCTCCGGAGCCGTTGACAGTGGGGTGTATGGCTCAAGCACGCTTACGGTAATTAGTCTCGATCGCACCTACACGATGCAAGTTCGTGACAATAGTCCGACGGGTCCGCTTCTGGCCACGATTGGCGGCTCCGATATTGCGCGGATCAAATGCATGTTCATCGGTGGAGTATGGACACTCATCGAAGTTGATTCAGCATGGCGCACAAAACAGATTGTGCTTTCCTCGGACGTTACCAACTTCTCGTATGTGTCGTTCTCAACTGGAAGCGCTACTCCAGTTCCGATTCAGGACAGCAACGGCACCGCGTTGGGTATGCAGATCAACAATGTCAAGGCGGGGGATCTGCTGGACTTTGATCTCGGGCCTTTGGCGGCATTCCTTACTGTGTCAGGCGGCGGAATCGACTACGCATACGTGATGGCGCTTGTGGCGGACGGGACGAACGCTCGTCAGTACATGTGGGGTCTGGATTCGAGTCAAATCCTATTCAATAAATTCCCTATAGACTGGCATTTCACGCACAAATCATTGGTCAGTGCGAATCATACGCTGACTCTGATGGCTTATGTGCACAATGCATCCACCACCTTGGTGACC